TTACAGTTTGCCTTGACTCCACCACATCCCCCGCCTGTTTGGTTATCGTTCCTGCGTTCCTTGGCGGTTCATGGCAGAAAAGGGCGCAGCCGTCGCGATAAGCGGGCTGCGCCCTTCTTCTTTTCAACTGCAGATCGAGCTTTAACGTTAAAGTTGCTGGGGGAACCCGAGAAGAACGATGCCGCTTTAGTAGTGACACGTCAAGGAGGTTGGGGGTGGGGGTCGCGCCGGCGAGGGTGAGGCGCGAAATCAAAGCGTTAGCTCATTAACTGGGTGATGTCGTAGTTCTGGCGCTATGGGTAACTTTCAACCAAGCGGCAAAAAAGCGTGGGTAGTAGGGTGCATTAAATAGCTTTTTTGCCGCTTGGCGTTAGGATATGATCGGAAGGTTTTCCTACTTGATAATTATAATGAACATCTCAAACGCTTTGAAAATGTTCCACGTAGAACAAAATTAAAAATATGAAACTAAAGCAAATAAAAGCTTTAGAGTGGACGCTTCAAGATTTCTTAATTGGAAGGCAAGAATTTTATTGGGTTACGCTTACATTTTCATATGATATAGAAGAGCAGGACGCAAAAGCTATTTTAAATAGATTTTTAACACTTTGCAGGAAATGGGGGCGTAGTGGAGTGTGGATAAGAGAATATCAAAAATCAGGCAGGATTCATTATCATGTAGTAGCGTCGTCTCCGTTGCCGGTTGACTTTTGGCGTTATGGCTTTTACTTTCAGAAAAAAGTGATAAATAAAAATTCATCAGATAATAAAAAACTTGTAGAGTATTTAAAAAAGGAAGTTCTAAAATCTAAGCAGGTTAAAACTCAAAAAAAGTTTTCTAAAAGATGGGGAGTTTTCGGAGGTGTTCATAGGTCAAAAGTTAAGGATATTCGGACTGAATACATACCAGATCAAAATTTTTAATTTTTTTTGTTGACAATTTAAATAATTTTGTATAAATTTTTATCGTTAACGTTAATGTTAAAGTTAAATAAAATGAAAGGAGGTGAAATATAGATATGACAAATGCTGTAGAAATGGCAAATAGTCTTATTAACAGTGCTTCTAGTGTGTTTGAAAGTGCAGCAGTCGTAGCGCTTTCAATTATTGGGTTCATCGTTCTGGTTAGAATTGCCCGGCGAATTTTGTCCGGTCGTTGATTTAAAAATTGACGCGGCCACGGCGTAGAACGATTAACGGATCTGAGCAGTGGCGGCTCAGATTAAATTTAAATAAAATGAAAAGAATATTAATTTCTTTAATTTTAATTGTAAGTTTGTTTAATGTTAAGGCAGGTTGTCCGCCAACAATGTATGTTAGAGCAATAACAAACAATGGTTGTATATGGGTAGGAAGTCAAGTTTTCATAACTACGCCGAATGGTATAAAACGAGGTTATTTGTCAGGATTTAGCGGTGGTGGTTGTGATAGATACACAACATTTGGCGATGCTGGTTGGCAATGTGGAACAAATTTTTATTCTGCATTGGTTTATGTTACAATGTACAGATTAAGCGGTTCTTGTGAACCTTATAATATAACTAATTGGTACAATACGAATTATTATAATGCTACTAATATTGATGGTAAATATATTGATTTTGTTTTTACTAATGACTATTATTGGGGTGGCTTGATAAATTTTAAATTAGATTTTTCGTATACAAATAATTTAAATTTTGATTTGATGTATCAATTTTATGATCCTGTGACAGGATCAAATTATGTAGGAATTTTAAAACCTGGTAACTCAGTTAATTTTAAATTAGATTATCAACTTGAAACAAATATAACGGCTAAACCTTTTTTTGGTGTTCAGAATCTAAGCAATGAAGATCCGCCGTTTAATTTTAGTAATAATTTAAATTGGAATTCATCTAGTGGTGATAATTCGTTTAATAATTTAAATCAAAATTTAACGCCAACAAATAAATTTAGTGAGGCACAAAGTCAAGTGGTATTCACTAATTCGAATTTTTATAAAATCACGCAAATGACAAATCAAGTAGGGCAGACTGTGGCAAAAGTTGAGACATTAGCGGATCTTGGCGATGTATTAAGTGAGCTTCAGAAAATGAACAAGAATTTAAGCGATTTAAAAAGTAATTCAACAGAAATTGATTCAACGATGGCGAAATGGTCGACATTAACAAATTCAATGATTAATACAAATGTGCCAGGACTTCAAAACGTTTTAAATTCAATAAACAGTTTTAATCCTTCGGGTGTGATAGCGTCAAACTCAATTTCTGGTTCTCCGAATTCGGACTTTTGGAAGATAAGAATTCCGATAAATGGAAAGGACTATTGGCTTAAAATTCCGATTGACGATAGCAAAGTATTAAACTTTTTTAGTTGGTTGAATTCATTTTTTAGACTAGCAATAACATTCTTTTATTATTTATTCTGTGTTTATTTAGCTTATAAGCTAGTGACTGACACACTTCAAACGCCGGCGCACACAGTGAACGGTGCGGCAATAATGGGCACGCACTCAAATTTTTTGATAGCGAAGGCATGCCTGGCGGTGGTTCTGGTAGTCGTGGCTACGGTTCTACAGCAATTTCTTTCTGGATTAATTCAGGCGCCGGTCCGCGATTTGTTCATCGCTTGGCAAGCGCAGACTTCATCGGTTGGGTTTTTATCGGAGTCCTTTAAGCTTTTTTTGAAAGTGTTCCCGGTTGATTATTTTATCGGTTATCTGGGCTCAGGTTTAGCGGTATTCTTTAATTTCTGGGTTTTCAAGTCGACTCTTCAGATAATTAAAAACGCGATGGCATAAGATGATTGTTAAAATCTACAATTTGACTAATTCAGAAACAAACTGGAACGGTGTTGCAGTTCCAGCTAAATCTACGCTTGAATATTGGACTAATGGCGGTTATTTCAATTACTATGTTACTATAAATCAAAACGGAGAGATTAAAGAAGGTTCAGACGTTGGAGCTTCAGATCTTTTAGTTGTTGGTGTTGGTCTTTTTTTGCTTTGGCTTGTTTTTAGGTGGTTTTTAAATGGTCTTAGTTTAATTTTAGGCGGTCCAAGAATAGACTAAATAATAATATATGATTACGCTAATAACAGGACAGCCGGGCGCAGGAAAAAGTATGTACGCGGTCAAGTTGGTAGTGGATGAGCTTTTGAGCTCGAACCGAGACATTATAACTAATCTGGCTATTTTCAAGCTTCGAGTTTATAAATATTGTTTTGACAAATACGGGAAAGAAATTGATATAAATCGTATAATTTTAATTGAAAACCCGGGAGACTTTCTAAAATTCAGAAAAAAAGAAAGTTTGATAATTCTTGATGAATGCCAGACAGCATTTAATGCCAGAGCTTGGAAAGACACAAGCAAGGAGGTTATAGATTATCTAAGTCAGCATAGAAAGCTCGGCGATGATGTAGTTCTGATAACGCAAGATCCGGGATTGATAGATAAACAATTTAGGTTGTTGGTTCAAAATTCATTTTTTTTAAAGAATCTTAAATATTCGAATCTCGGGATATTTAATCTTCCGAAAAAAATCATAAGGCTCGAGTATTTCGGAATTCCAGATCGTCAACAAAAACCACTGAGTAAGGCAATAATGGATATAGACGCTCAGGGGCTCGGTTGGATCTACGACACGGGCGCAGGCGTAGGTGTTAAGGGAGCGGGAGATGTTAATTTTAAAAAACGTGGTAAATTACCGTTCTGGCTGTTTCCTGTGGTTTTTTTTGGATTCTTGGGTTTAGTTAGCTATGCGGTGGTAGAAATTCCGAAGCTTGGTATTAAAAAAGTAGTAGAAAAGAATAATTTAAACACTGTTCAGGTAGAAAGTCAAGAAAAAAAAGAAGAAAAAAATTTAAAAAAAATTGAAAAAAGTGTTGACAAAAATGAAAAATTAAGCGATTTTGTAATTGTAAAATCCTATGCGGCTTTACCGGGTGGTAGGGCTTGGGCATGGGATGAGAACGGAAACCAGTTTGAAATCTTTCCAGAGTTTTCAAGGCTTCCGTTCTTAATAGAAAAAAATGGAAAGTTGTTAAAGGTTGAGTGATTATGAAAGCATATAAAGGTTGTTTTGATTGGTTGAATCAAGGTATTGAGATTGATTGGGAAAAAGATGTTGTTCTGTGGTGTAATGAACAACTTAGGTTTGAAAGAGAAAAAGCATTAATTCAAGAATGGGGATCGTTTAAATTGTTGTTAAATTATGAAGAAGGAAAAGATTGTTTTTTATTTTTGAAACTTGAGTCGAATGATTCCTTGAATGATGGTGAAGGATATGAGTTAATAAGAAAGAGAATGTTTGAAGGTAAGGAAAATTATCAAATATTAATTAAAGAAGGTGGGTATATATCGGTTTTGCGTTTTCCAATTAAAGGATGTAAAAAAGTTTGGCAGTGTTGTAGTTTTGGAAATGAAAATGGAAGTTTGAGGCTTTTCTGGTATCCCTGTATTTTTGATGAAGATTTTTTGAAAGAATTTGAGAATTTAAAAGCCGAAAGGCAATGA